AAGCCCGATAATGACAGAGGCCAAGGCCATCATGATTGATGCGGGCATGTCGACGGCCGAGTCCTACCTTGTCGAGATGCTGCGCGGCCGCGTCGGCGAGTTCTCGCGCGGCGTGATTGGCTCACCGTTCCATGTGGTGCTCGATCGTGTGGCGGGCTCGATGCCGCCCGGCGTCAAAGCGCCGCAGTCAGCGCTGTTCCACGCGCTGCGCGAGGCTGGATGGATCGATAAGGGGCGCGTTGCGTCGGGCGACTATCCGACGAAAAAGCACCTATTTTGCGCGCCCGACATGGACGGCCGCAGCAAGTCAGAGCTTCGCCGGCTGGTAGAAGTCCAGCCGCCGGCGTCACTCTCCGTCGTTAAATAACCAATGGCAAACGATCGTCACTAGGATGCTCACGATCAGCGCCGTCATGGTGGCGACCCGTCGCGTACTGACGGATCGCGTACTGACGGATCGCGTACTGACGGATCGCGTACTGACGGATCGCGTACTGACGGGTCTGATTCGAGCTTGCGAAGCAGCTCACGCTCTAGGGCGTCATACCCTAGAGCGCGAGCGGCGACCGCCTGCAACATGATCACGGCGCGATTGCACGGCGCGCAGGCGAGTATCCCCTCAAGCGCTTGCCGATAGCGCTCCGCGCGCTTGTCGGGACTCTCCCATCGCGCGGCGGCCGGGCCGTGTGGCACGTCATCGGCGCCGAATAGGTCGCGCAGCTCGTCGTCTGATATTTTCGCCATGCGTCACCAATAGTCGAGGCCTGAGCGCTTGGCGCCCCATGCGGGCGGCGGTACGCTCGCCCATTCTCGCCGGCGGTAGTCATCACGCCGGCGCCAATAGTTCCACAGCCATCGAATCATAGGTCAGCGCCTCTCTGCCTGTTGTATCAGCTCCGTCAGCGTTTTCAACTCGCCGCGCAAGCTCTCGAACGCCTGGCGCTCCTGCTCCGCCCACTCGTCGCCCTCGATGCGAGCGCGCGCGTACTCTGGCGGCGGCCACGGGTCGAAGCCTACGCCGTCGCATGCCCAGCATGTGACCGCGCCGCCGTCCTCATCGACGGCGAGCGCGTCATACCCGGAGCCCGCGCAGCAGCTGCAGCGCGGCCGATTGCCGGTGATCATGAAAACCACCGGCCGGCGATCGTCGCGCCCAGCTCGCGCCGCGCGGCCGCGCGGATCGCGTCGCCTGTCGGCT